AACCAAACAACACCAGATTCAACGCTGCTAAGATTTGGATAAAGAACATTACCTGCCACGTTGTATGTATCACGAGAAGTATCAAGAATAAACCAATCTCCTGTGCTATCAGTTCTTTTTAGCATCACCCATCTAGGTTTAAATCCTAAATACACAAACGGGCCATCAGTAGAACCATTACCAGTGTACGAGCCAAACTTAGAGAATCCTGCTATTTCTGAGAAGCAGTAGGCTACAAATGTAGCTAAGTTGTCATTAGCAGTGGCTTCACTTCCCAAAGAAAAAACAGAAGATGTTGGAGTTGTGCTATTCCAATATGTTGCATTTGACGCAACAGCACCTGTAGTATTTGGAAATATACGTTGCAGTCCAGTAAAGCTACCATGCCATGCTGCCCAGTTATAAGCAGTATTTCGACCCTTAATCATGATAAATTTAGGCGCAATACCTAACCCATGCCCTACCGTAGCATTTGCACCTGTACCAGTATAAGTAACAATACTAAACCCTGCACTAGGATTAGCACTTACTTGTGATGATATAGAGCCTGCTGTATTTGTTACTGCTGTACCGCCAGCTTTCCATTGCCAACCGACATAGGTAGATGTATTGTTGTTATAAGAAGTAGAAGTTCCTAAAGAAAATCCATTGCTATTAAATGCTGTTAAACCATTTGCGTCTGTAGCTTCTGCATTGGTTAAATCAGAGTAAAGTTCTTTTGTTGCGCCACGAACAGAATCAAGCAATCTATGATTAACAACCTGAGAGCGACCTTTAATCCACACGAAATCAGGAGTAAACGACTTACCATTAACCGTGTTTGTTATGCTTTGTGTAGATCCATTACCAGTATAAGTAGTAGCAGCAAACTGTGTAGCACCACTAGGAATAGTAGAGTCAGGTAGGTTAAATGTATTGAGTGACTTGAATCCTGTTGGTGGTGTGTAGCTGAATGGACGCTGACCGCAATTTAAAGAACCTGAATATGTAGCACCAAGATTAGATAAAAACGGTGTCATTGAACTACCAGTTGGAAGCGTGAAAACAGGGTTTGCTCCAGTTGACGGATTTCCAGTTGTTCCGTTTGTTGCGTCATACCATGTATTATTTTTACCAAACCATAAATTGCCAGTTGCAGCATCATAAGCAATTTGGAATATGTCACCAATAGCAGCACTTCTAAATTGTGAAGTAATATTTGTTGTTACCCCATTAATATATTTAGAAGCTAAATAGTTTGTACTTCCGTCCGTGTAAATTACAGCGGCTAATCTTAGTACAGAACTGTTATTTGTTATCTGGCCGTCAACAGTTGAAATACCAAATACTTGCGGGTTTGATGGTGATGCCGCACTTCCAGCGGTATATTCCCAATACCATTTACTAGTTAAATCAGTACCCATAGTTCCACGAACTTGAGAGCCAGTAGAAGAAGCTATAGAATAATTAAGATTACCACCAGATAAAGTAACGCTACCACCGCCTGTATCAATAGGATTTAACGTAGCAAAGTTAGCATTACTACCACTCGTCAACGTAGGAACATCTAACATCGAGTCATACGTTACGCCAGCAGTAACAGAGATACCGTTAGGTGTCCAGTTGTTACCGTTACCGCTAGAGTCTTTACCGATAGTCGTAGCAGTAGCACCAGAGTTATCTTGGAAGTTAAGGTAGAAGCCGTTAGTACCGTAAGTACCAGAATACTTAACAGGCTGCCATACTCCGTTAGAGTTGTATGAACCAAATGATGTAGGTGTTAAAGCCTGACCGTCAATGAAGTTAAACTCAGTTAAATACCCATCTACATGATATTGCAAACCATTGTTTATGTTTGCTCCAATAAGATGCTGTATGTTTGAGTTCATAAGCATTGTAGTATTTTGCGCTGGATATACAGCAGTAGAAAATGCAGTTATACGAACTCCATTTACATACAAACGAACTCTTTCTGTTGATGTCGCATTTGTACTATCTACTACACCAACAACATGATACCAAGCAGATGGATCACGAAATACCTGAGTTGTTGCAAGTGCATATACATTACTGCCATTAAAATATCCAAAACTTATAGTGTTATCATTTTGAAATCGTATATCTTCAACTACGTTTGTAGAACTATATGCTTGCATAATGGTTTGAAATACGCCTTGACCAGATTTTTTTACCCAAGCACTAATAGTATAAGTTGTTCTACTCGTTGTTGTTGCTGGTGTTCTAGTAAAATAAGCAGAGTTACTCGAACGTAGTCTTACACTACGCTGCACTGGAAATGCAGGGCCTGACGAATCACCACCACCGAATACGTTAATAGTCATTAAGCCACCGCCAGAGATTGACCTTGTTGGTATAGATTTGTGCCGTCCGAGCGGAACACAAAGAAGTCCCTAGCACCAGCACCAGTAGATAACGTAGGAGCAGTACCACCAGCCCACTTAAATACAGCGTTCCAAGATAACGTATTGCTACCTGCGTTCTGTATTACCGCTAGTGCGTAGAATGAACCGTTCTTTAGGTTAGTAGGCGCACCCATCGTTCTGTTAGTAGATACAAAGGTAAATGTAGCTACGTTACTAGAAGCAGTATTCCAAGCTACTGTAGCTGCATCTGTTAGCGTTAGGTTAGGAGCATAAGCACCGTTAAGGAAAGCTGTCTGTCCTGCTGTGTTTACGGTAGCAAAGTCAGATCCACCTATCTGGATTGAGCCTGTACCATCCGAGTTCGCGTTCAAACCTATTGACAATTTAGTTCTCCTTTATTTCGGACATAATTTGCAGCCCGTTCAATAATTTCAGGATTATCTTTAAACTTTCCAAGCGCAGTATTGCACGGCTGGCAAAGTAATCCTCTAACAATATTTGTTTTATGACAATGATCTACAGCCAATCTTTTTGCTTTGCCTGTAAATTTATCTATTATTTTTTCGCTTTCTTTGCAAATTACGCATACACCTTGTTGCTTTTCTAGCATTTTATTATATTCTTCAAGAGTAATGCCATATTGATGCTTTAATGTTCTATTGGCACATTCTAAGTTCCATTCTCCTGATGCTTTTTTGCCTTCTATTCTTTTAGCTGCGCCTATTTGATATTTTTCAGTTAACTTATACTTTGCTGTTGCATTTCTTATACATTGAATACAAGACTTACATTTAGTTCTTCTTTTTTCTATGTGTCCATTTTTACAAGGAATACCGTCAAAGTAATGTTTAGAGCCAATTGATTCAGCATCCTCTTTACTAGCAGGAAGCAAATCGTTTGGCGTTCTATCCATTTGTTACCTCTTATTCGTAAATGATATTGATTGAGCCAGCATCAAATGTATCTGTGCCGTTTACTGTGGTGATGCGTACTCTGTCTAATGTTCCTGAAAGAGCTATTGACCCTGCTGAACTGCCGGATTGAGCTAAATCCGAACGTGAAGACGTGGAGCCTGCTACCCAAGCGTTAGTGCTAGAGTTAACCAAATTAATCGTCATTACCCCGTGGTGGATTGCAGCGGCGGCTTGCTGCGGGCTTAAGCCAAAACCAGTCGTATAGTTTGCAGTTGATGGGGTTGTTGTTTGTACAGATACCGCGCCGCCCAAATAACCAGATGTAGTAGTTGACCCTGCTCCAAGTTGAACAATAATTACGCTAGTGCCACTTGTACTAACACCTTGAAACATTACAGTAATACGCTTTATACCTGTAGGTAAAGACGTAAAGTCAATGCTAGTTCCAGATGTAGAAGCCTGAGCAGTAGCAGATTTAAGTGATCCTGTTATACCGTTAGTAGCTGACAAAGTACCTGTAACCGTTACGTTACCAGTTACCGCTAAATTAGCCGCAGCAGTTACGTTCTGGCTACCATCAATCGAGATAGCCGCAGTACCCGCACCAGAGCCAGTTAGGATATTTAGCGCACCAGTAGCATCACTACTTACTGCTAAACCGTTATTTGTGCCGTTGCCAGCCGTTATCGTATTTGCCATGTTTATCCTTTAAACAACAACCCAGCGACTACCGCTAGGGACTGTTACTGTTGCGCCTGCTGTTATTGTCGTACTTGATACTAGCTGACTAATACTTACCGTATAAGTACCGACACCGCCTGTACCTGTACCAAATCCTACTACCTGAGTACCTGCTGTAATACCTGTACCTGAGATTACCTGACCAATTACAACAGCACCAGAACCCACTGCCGTTACATTTAATATACTTCCAGCGTTACCAGAGCCATCGCTAATCGTACCTGTACAACTAACATTCTGAATCGTTATAGGGCCAGCAGACATACCGTTCTTGCCTGTGCTTATCGTGTAATTCTGAGAAATTACTGAATTATTCTCGTAAATTGCACCTGCACCACCACTCGCACCGTTAATAGGAACCCAACTAACGCCATTATACGATTCGATTATTGTTAAATCGGAATTATATCTGATCTGACCTACCGCAGACGATGGTCTTTGAGCAGTCGTGCCAGAAGGCAGTTTTAAGGCTCCTGTGCTACTTATCGTAAAAGCAGTAGGTACGCTAACACTAGCTGCGTTAATCGTCACAGATGACGTTACAGTGCTTCCTATGACCGTTGCACCTGATGCCGTTAAAGTACCAGTAACTGTAAATGGATCGCCACTAGTACCTGCTTGTTGATCCTTTAACTGCGACATTAGTTCACGAATTGCGTTATTGACAAGGCTAGGAGCCATGCCTTCTGCAAGATTAATACCGTCAATATCAGTATTTGAGCTTGCTGTTGCGCTAAATTCGCTGATCTTTGTTTTTGCCATGTTATTCCCGATTCTTTGTTACGTTACCGGATTGATACAGTATGTTGTACAGTCTTGGATCAAGTAAGCCAGGAGGAATCATATCTATGCCACGACCCGCTACACCTGCTCCGTAAGCAGCCTCACCAACCAATCTAGGAGACGATGCAGCTAAAGATGCCAATGCAGTAGGGAATCCACCCAAAGAGTACGCACCTAAACTTGTAGGTATCGCTGTAGCTCTTTGTAGCCCTCTAGGAGTCATTTCGCTCAATGCTTGACCTGCTAGTGCTGGCATGATGTCACGACCACCTGCTTGCGTTAATTGCTCTGCTAACTGCTTTCTCTGACCGTAGTTCGTATTTACGTTATTACGCATCAAAGACTGTAGTTTTCTAACTCCAGTATCAGCAGAAGCCTTGTTACCTAACGATAAAGCACGCTCAATCTCACGAATCTGCTCAGTCGAGTCAGAATAATTCTTCATTACTTGTGAATACGTTGGAGCTTGCTTAGAAATCTCAGATTTAATGGAGTTATATACGTTACCAACAGCAGCACGAGCGTTTTTCTGCTCGTAAGGAATACCCTCAAGAACATCGCCAACACGCTTCTTTAGCGCATCCATACCTTCAGGAGTATGGTATTCAGCAGGATTCTCATTTTTCCAATCATCAACAATACGCCTGACTTCAGCTACATCGTCAGCAGCCTTCTGGTTAATTACCTTACCTTTATATACAGTGCGATTCTGAGCATTAACCAAAGACTTATCAATACCTGCAAAGTCTAATATAGCCTTGTCATTCTTAATATTAACCATGCCTGAACGGTATTCAGCCTGTTTAGCTGCGTTCATGTCTGCTAGGTTTTGTTTAGCCACATCCAAAACATCCGTTATAGGTACTTCACCACGTATATTTTGCTTAAATTCTTGAGCTGCTTGACCACCTGCACGACCAGCTTTATATGCCTGACTGATAGCCTCTGTACCTGCGCCAGTTGACACGCCTAATCCTTGTTTAGCTAACTTAGCACCACCAGATACAACAGCACCAGTACCTTTTACAGCTAACGATAAAGGATCAACAGTAGCAGCTAATTTACCTGCTTTTGGCACAACACCACCAACGCCAGTAAGAGCAGTAGATACGTCAGCCATGAAACCAGCAGGATCGTTAGCAATAGTACGTTTAGCATTTTCTACTCCACCGTAGCGTTCAACATACATTTGACCTACTTTGTTAGCAGCTTCACGAGATGGTTTATCTTCTCCGATAAACCGAACCAAGCTCTCAGGTAGTATGTTTTGTAATCCACCAGCAGCAACGTCTAACACTGCTTTACCTGTTTGCAATGGGTTAGTAACTGCTTCGTAAACCCCACCAACTAAGTTAGCAAAAGATTTAGGTAAGTTTGAAACTGCTTGTGTAGCCACATCACTAGCACTTAATTTAGCTGGTGGTTGTTTTAATATATTTGTTTGAATAGCCTGAGATATTTGAGCATCGCTCATTGAGTCAGGAAACTCAACCCTGCCATGACCAGGAATATCAATAATTTTAGGCATTAGTATTCCACCTTACCAGTTGCAGCATTATATTTCCCTACCCTGTTACCAGTAGCAGCAGGAGTAGCAGCAGGAGCTTGTTGTTGCTGCTCATCACCAAGAGAGTAGAAATCAGCTAAATCAGCAGTATCTCTACGCTTTCTTAATAATCCTAAGTTCTTTTCGTGAGTCTTAATCTTGCTCTGTGAAGTCTTTTCCATTGCATTAAGCAAAGCCAAAACTTCTTTTTGTGTGAAGTCTTTAAAATTACCAGCAGCAGCACGAGCAATTAATCCACGCTCATTTTCAGTAATTGCGCCTTGACCTTTTAAGGCTGAAGCAGCAGACAATTCTATCTGAGCTAAACCTTGCATTGCCTGAGCAGTTCTTGCTAATTTTTCTTCAGTAGTGCCAGAAGCAATGCCTAAAGATGATGCAAACTGATCTATTACTCTAGGAGCTGAACTTAATGGGCCTGAATATACACCTGCTTGGATCAAAGGACGAATACCTTGAATAGTAGATATTGTTCCCTTAGCACCCAATGCGCTGTTGTATGTTGTCTCAACCGATGCAGCAACACCTTTACCAAACTCAGTATTAAATGACTTGTCGCCAACATTTACATTAGTAGCACCTGCTTTACGTTGTGCAATAGTCAATCTTTGTAGCTCATCATTTAACTGTTTGCTTTGTTGTGCATTTAATGGCTGACTAAAATCGTGATTAGGGAACAAGTAACCTGCAACCCTACGAGCTTCGTTAGTAAAGTCTTGTTGCTTTCTTACTATTTCTTCTTGTTTATCAATAGCTTCAATTTGTTTTAAATTGCTTTCAATCTTTTCTCTTGCTGCTTTACCTGCTACTGATGCAAGTATTTTATTTTCAGAAAATAATCTAGCTCTTTCATCCATTGGAGCAGTTACCATATTTGCCTGCGCTTCTGGACTTAAATCGCCTGTTTGTTGTTGTGGCATTGTCTTAGCATAAGCCTGAGTAACAGCCATATTCTCATTAATCCACTTCAATCCTTCTTTAGGATCAGCACGTAACAAAGCTACCAATGAAGGATTATTAGCTACTTCAGGAGTTCTCATTACGTTCTCAACTTCTTTACGTAACAAATCTGCTTGCTGTATTTGTATCTGCTTTTGACGTATGTCTTGAGCAGTCATTGCTTGCTTTAGACCGCCTTCGTAAGCACCGCCAGCACCCTCAAAGCCACCAGCCACTGCACCGATAATGTTTTGCAATGCTGAACGTGGTGGGCCATACGAACTCATGCCTCTAGCTAATGCTAAACCTGCACCTAACAATCCTTGTACTTGCGCTCTCTTTTGTAGCGCAGCAGTTTCCTCAGCACCTAGCAAGCCTTGATAAGCTCTAGGTAAAGTTCCAAATGGTGTTAAATCTTCTAATGCCATATATCACCTAAATTAGTGAAACTTGTGGGCCACCAACTACGGTTTGTTGGTAAGGATTCAGTGCAGCCATTGGATCGTAAGGCTTAACTCCACGACCTGCTTGTAAAGGCATAACAGGAGCTGGTGAAGGCATTTGTTCTGGTGTTAATAAACCTTGAGTTGCGTTTAATGCTTGCGCTGTCATCATTGGATTTTCGTAAGCAGATTTACCTGCCATACCAATACTTTGCATAAATGAAGGAGCAGCAGAAGCCTGTCCTATACCATAACCACCAGCAATACCACCATTAATTCCAGCAGCAGAAGCACCAGGAGCCATTCCCGCAAAACTTAACCCAGCAGCATTAGCTGCGCTTCCAGCAGCTCCCGCTCCACCAGCAGCAGCACCACCAGCAGCTCCAGCAGCAGTAGTAGCACCGCCTATACCTAAAGCAGTACCACCAGTAAAACCTGCTGTAGCACCCAATAAAGCACCTTGTAATGGGTTGCTAGGCTTTAATGCAGCTCCGCCTACAGCACCAACAGCCGCTAAAGTTAATGGATCAGCCATTATTTGCCTCCTGATTGTGTAGTCGTACTAGTACCACCAGCAGGCACACTAGTGAATAGATTCGTGAATTGTTGTAGCTTGCGCTCTGGAGCTGTCTGCTCAAAGTTGTAACGATTAATAGCGTCTTGTAGCTCTTTCTGCTGATAAGACTCTATACCTTGACCTGCAGTTAGTAACTTCTGAATATCTTGGTAATCAGACTGAGCATAAGCAGGCGCACCAGTTACAGCAGCCATCTGACGATTACGCTCTGCCTCAGCGGATTGATACGCTAATTGACCTGCTTGTTCAGCTAAGTTACGACCAAATACGTCCTGAGCCTGACCTACCTGCTGACCCATTGCATTAGAGCCGTAACGACCAGCAGATGCAGCCTGAGACTGAATACCTTGCACACCACGAGTATATGCCTCTGTAGCCTGACGATTAGCACCAGCTAATGCACCCTCTAGGAATGGATTAACGCCCTGTCCTTGAATCGTAGATAAATATTGCTGCTGTGCTGCCTGTTGAATTGGTGATCCAGACATAGCTCGTTCTTGAGCTGCATACAACGCCATCTGACTAGCATCGCTCGGAGACACATAAGTCTGACCAGGAAAGAATTGCGCTCCAGGTGCTTGATATTGACGTTTAGCCTCCTCAAGACCATACGTTACATATGGCTTAATGCTCTCGTCTATCCCGCTGGTTGTACTGCTTCCACCGCCTCCACCGCCCATATTAGACCTCGCAAATCCATTGTTTAGCTTTGAAGCCTAGCTTCTTAGCCCTACGCTGCCAACCTTGTCGATGGCTAGAGAAAGTTACATATTTTGCATTAGCTTGACTTGCCAAGCCTTTTATGTATTTTAGCCCATCTTCAACCATTTGATAATCATTTTCTAACGTCCAAGCCGCCCAAACGTGTAGATGTAGTCCAGATGGCTGCAATATGAAGAAGCCACCGAACCTCTGCTCCTTCAAAACTACCCATAGAAGTGATCTATTAGAGATTAAATCTGCATAGACATCTTCTACTATCCAATCCTCTGGGCTATACCCTTTAATCTGATCTAGTGGAGCCTTAATTGAACTCCACCACTTCCGAATATCTGTTGTTGGTATGTGTCTAAATTCCATTAGCCCACCACAATGTAGCCGTATGTCTTATCTGCTGTGTTATTAGACCAATGCGTCAAAGTAGCACTCCCTTGAGTTTGTGAAGAAACGTATATGTTACTTGTAGCTGATGGAGCTATATATTGCATTGTCGCTATTACACTAGGAATAGATGGTCTTGTAGGACTTGTGCTAGTTCCATAATGCTCAATAGATACGCCAGTATCAGAAGTACGCCACATTATCTCAACATAATCATTGGCTTGCAATTCCAAAAAGAAATTAAGTGCTGCTATTAAATGACTTGGATTCCCTGCGCTTTTTCTGGCAGGTAAGAAAAATCTACTATTTGATGCAGCTACATCTGTACCGTTCTTTCTAAACCATACATCTACATCATGTGAATCATTAGTCGTATTCTTAAATTGAATAGAAAACTGAATGTTATATATACCGTAATTGCGAACATTCATTCTTGAGCTATTCGACAAATACACACCACTAGAATAGTCAGTTGTGTCTAATGTTATAGCGTAAGCTGTAGTCGTATTAGCAGCAGTCTGATCTGTAGTATCCTGAAACGCACCGTAAGGAGCCGCATCAGCCTCCGCAGCATTACTTATAGGAACCAAGAATATCAAGCTCTCTTTGCCTATACGGCTGTCGTATATAGTCGTAGTAGTCACATTGCCTGTGGCTAAAGTAACCGTACCAGTATTATTCGTCTTACCGTCCATGACACCACGAACGACTTCAGCAACCTGTCGCTGATCTCCACCAAAAGGCGGCAACGTCTGAAACTGGACTGTTCTAGTCATCGAGTACCCTGACCACTAATATCAACTTCAACAGCTACAGCAGTCCTCCATACGCCACTAGGACTAGTTTTGATCCTGTGATACCTACCAGCAGAACGAAGCCCACAGCGACCCTCTGAATCAGCCACAGAGGCAGTTCCAAACGTAATAGCGTCATCCAATAACTCACGACTTGCTACCGCTACAGAGCCACTACCATCATCCACAATAGGGCGAGCTAATGTGACTACAGATCGACCTACATCTAAGTCACCACTTGTTAGTGCAGCCTGTTTGTAAGCACCGCTAAACGTAACAATCTTCGCTCCCTGAGTGCCAGCTAACAGTAATTGACCGCCTGTCCACTGTCTATCGTCAAGAGAGATCGTTAGCGCATCAATACTTGCACTAAAGTTATCTAAATCCTCTAGCGTTACCGATGGAGTTATAGCAGAAGAAATACTGTCAGCAGTAGTCTCTGCATACGACCACTTGCCTAACAATATGTTGTAAATAAGTAACGTATTTGTAGCTGATTGATTAGGGAATAGCCACATAACTATTCTTTTCTCAGGATCAACTGCCGATGATATTCCGTTCTTTAAATCTACTGCATTAACTCGATCAAAGAACCATCTGTCTATCTTTTCTGCACCAATAGGTTTAGCAGATTGCCCATCACAGACGTAAAAACCATCGTCAGCTAGGAAATATGTTAAACCACTGTAATTTATGACTGAACCAGGCGATATACAGCCTAAACTTCTAGTAATTGCGTCAAATTGGAAGAAATACGGACTACCTGCATACGTCATACGGTAGATTGCACGTTCTAAAAACACTAATCCGTACTCACCGCCAGCTAAACCAGTGATGTCACCACCATCTGGTATCACTTGAGAGTCAGATTGACTAGCAAGACCAGGAGTCCAATCCGTTTCATCGTTAATATCAGACCAGTAAACCTTGTTTTCTTCTCCAACCACGTTAGCAGCGACTACAAAGTCCTTAACTACTGTCACAAACTTAGCAGTAGGAGCTGCTGCTGCTAAATCAGTAGCGTAAGTAGATACATTTAGCGTGTACTGTTGCAACTTGCTAGTACCGTTAGCCATAATCATCTTTTCGCCATACTGAACAGTGTCCCAATACTCAACCGTACTGTATCCAGTAGTGGTTAATGCAGCCATAGCACGAGTACCAGGCGTAAACTTGTATAAGTTACTAGCAGAACCACCAAATAACGACACAATACCTGCTGTCTTACCTGCAAACGATACTAATAAATCTGCTGCCGCAGCATTAGAATAATCAGCCTCACTTAATATCGGAGCGTATCCATTAGTAACTGGATAACAGTTAACCGCATCAGATAAAGCCCCTGTAACTCCAGGCTGATCTGGTAGCCATTCACCGAACAATATGCGTTGTTTAGCCATCGTTATTGCCTTACCCAAGTATTAGATTGACCAACTACCTCAGTCCATATATTGTCATTAGCAGAAATAACAGTCCAAGTATTTGACCCTTCTGTTACGTTATCCCACTCATCGCCGATAACATTAGCATCTACTATCAAAGTAGCGTTAACCAATATATTAGAATCACCATCCCATATCATTATTGGCATACATACAATATCTGCATTCGCCTCAATTGAAGCATTTGCGCTGTACTCTACGCCACCTAATGCGGTTACAGTAGCCTCGCCTAATATGTCAGCTATTGCAGTCTGTATCCTAATCCCGTCTGCCGTAACCGTAGCTACTCCATCAATTGATCCTGAAGCAAATGTGATACGACTACCATCAGCCGTTACAGTTGCAGTTCCATCAATAGATGCTATTGCGTTAATTACTAAGCCACCGTTTGCAGTTACAGTAGCTATTCCTAATATAGACGCAGCACCACTCTGGATAAGAATTGCAGAAGCAGAAACAGTAGCTACAGCATCAATAGCAGCAGAGCCAGATAATAAATATCCACCGTTAGCAATTACTGTCGCTAATCCATTGACACTCGCTGATCCGTTAATAACTCCACTGCTAACAACTAGCGATGAATACGGCTCTTGTGAGTATGCTGAAAAGCCAAACATTTACAGAACCACCCATCTTGAACCATCAGGTACGGTTACGCTAATACCGTTAGGTAATGTAATAGGGCCAGCACTCATAGCCGAGTAACCGCTAGGAACTGTGTAACTTGTAGCTACACTTTGCTTGTTGATTACAAAGCCATTAGACGCAGCTAATTGCTCTGAATACGCTGTATTTAATGAATCCTCATATACAGCCTTAGTGGCAGGATACGTAGAGAATACATCCTTGCTATTAGCAGCAAACGATATAGGAGAAGTATTGCCAGAGCTGTTAGACAATACCGTATCACGAGATAACGTAGTGCCTGATGATGTGTACGTACCAATACCTACTTCCCACGTACCAGCCGTAGAATCTACGATAGAGTAGTAAGTAGTATTACCGTTACCAATAACAGCAAAAGACTGAAACCCTGCACTAGCACCAGCTAGAGTTAGCGTACCAGTGCCAGCAGTGGTAGATGTTTCTTTAACACGATCCGCTACAACTAGTGCCATCGCTTACTCCTTAAGCCAGAGTTACACTGAGGCTACCTATAGCTATCTTAAAGATATCACCAGAAGATATAGTCTTAGATACGTCTAATGGTGAGTGATACAGCAAGTTACCGCTAGTAGAAGCGTCAAGAATACCAATCCAACCTACAGTACCCCATGATCCACCAGCCTGTGGGAACTCGATAGCAGCACTGTTCGTAGATACACCGTTACTAGGCGCACCCATCGTAACCGCTACTCGTGCATAAGAGCCACCAGATACCTCAGTACCAGTATTGGCATCAGTAGGATCAGATGTATATAAGCCCATGTAAACTGTAGCAGGACTTGTGTAGCTCGTATTACGCAAGGTAGCGTTAATCAGAGCGTTTTCTAAGTAGTTCGACATTTCTGCCATGATTTACCTCACGTTATAGTTCATTGACATTGGCTGACCACTGTACTCACTACTCTGGTCTGCAATCGTTATTGATGATATTGCTCTATCGTACAAACTAGCCCAAGTCTGTAATCTTGCGTCATTCATTAGATACGGTTCTGCCTCACCCAAAGAAGCGTAAAGCAACGCATCAGGAAAGTTAGTTAAGAATACATTACCTTGATTCGTGTCGCTCAAGAAGAACGGCTGTGCGTAGTAAAGCATCTGAAGCTGATAAGTGCTGTCAGGAATAGGAGACAATTGAAGCTCTGTCGCTAACACAGTATATTCAGTAGGCTTACCTGATTCTGTAGCTCTGTAAGAGTTATAGAAAGCATTAGGAGCTTGATAAGATAAAGTCGTAATAGGATTCGTATTAACGTGAATGTCACGCATCGACAAGAAGTCTGTAGGTAATCCAACAGTAGAGTCACCGCCAGTAGTAGATGCTGTAGCTACAACCAACATCTGACGAGTTCTGAGTTCTCTACGCAGACGTAATTCAGCCAACTGGATGAACGTAGGAATCATAGCCGTTAAATCACTACGAGCTAAGTAACTAGCTATCGTAGTCTTTAAGTCACTGTATGTACTAAAAGCCATATTATTCCTCTAGTTGCTCAAAATCTTGCCAGCCGTACTCATACGTACCTACGTGTTTGATGTGCATAGAAAGCTCGTGATCCACCCAAGTATCAAAGCCATTATCGCCAGCCTTAACGCAAAAGTGAACGTCCTCACCGACTACACCTGTTGGCCCCCATCCTGCATCAAACCAAGGCTGAGGAACCTTCTCAAACACTTCCCTACGAATCATTACCGCCCCAAAACCAACAGCAGTAATCTTCTCAATACCTTCCTTACCACGAGAATCGACATTAGACCAATGATGGCGAATACCTTTCTCATCCTCTGACTTAACTAACAACTTAGCAGTAGGCATACATGGTTTACGTCTAGTGACAGCATTAACACCTACGATTCCAACCTCACGAGATAACATTATCGTTATCAGATCAGGAGGAAAACGCATATCGCTATCAATGTACAGAACAGCGTCACAGCCCTCTTTTAATGCTACCTGAGCTAACTTCTCACGCTGATCGAATATAAGTGTCCCAGGCATCGTGTAAAGGCTTAGACCGCCCTTACCGTCTTTGCATCGAACAGACGCATCGTGTGCAGCCATCCTAGCAAAATCAAACGCAAAACCTGTATGTACTTCGTCCCTACATGGAATACAAACGCCAATTCTCATACTGTTCCCCGATATATCTTCAATGGAGCTTGATCTGGATGATTTAGCCACTTCTTAAAAGCTGTCTCGTCCACTATAAAAAAGCCACGCATGATACCCAATTTATTTAGGTGGTCAATAGCTGTAAAAGGTATTGATCCTATTAAATGAATATCTTCTGTAGCTCCTGTCCTAGCCTTGTCTATTTCCTGTAACGCTTTGTTGCGCTCCAAGATGTCAGATATATCTTGTTTAGTTTCGATGATAATGCCGCCATCACCGTCCGCATGAACTGTCTGAGTACGAAAGTTTTCCATTAATCCCTCAAAAAAGCCCCCACCATCAGGCAGGGGCTAGTCAAATTACAGCGAGAAGTCTAAGTCAGCAACGATACCATGTGCTGCCTCATTTTTTACCTCTAGTGTTACCTCCGCTAGGATCTGGGTCTTCATGGAGTCACCACTCTTAGCAAGCTCATTAGTCATGAATGGACGTAAGTAAGCCATTGCTGCGTACTCAGGATCAAGAATCAACATATCACGTGAACGCATGAATCTATTCGGAATGATAGAAAGTTGGCCAAAATCCGACTGATAAATGTCAGCAGCCGAAATGATAACGCCAGCTTCAGGCTTGTTGATCTGATAGCGATTTACAGCGATACCAGGGAAGGTAGAAACCTTCTGCTTACCTGCTGAACCAACGAATACAGCCTTAGGAGTACCACCTTGATCAAAGATAGAAGCGATAACAGTTTTCATCAATGCTTCAGTTGCAGTACGCTGTGTACCATCGGTACGGGTAGATGTACCCGAAGTTGCTGGAGCCGAACCACCAGTGCCTTGTGAGCTGTTGGTCTTGATCCATGACAACAATGAACCCATAGTACGAGCTACAGTTGATGTACCTGCTGACTTACCTTGATTAGCAGTGATGATAGTCTCTAGGTCGCGCTTTAGCTCGCTCGATGCTTTAGCAAGTTGATAAGCTTTTTCTGAGGAACGCCCTGCTTTGTTAACTTTTTCCAATGTTCCTGAGACCTGAATCGTTTTCTGTATGATTTGAGTATAATTTCCAACACGAGTCGTTGGTGAGGCAGTGATAGAAGTTGCGTCTGCACCCTCAACCGCAGCGTTAGCAGTAGTAGCTGCTGCCAAGCTGTCAGTCTGCCACTCATGGTAAACAGCAGTTGCGCTAGTCTTACCGATAGAGGACATAATTGGTGTATCTGTTGGGCTGATGTTATAGATAACGTCAGCTAAATCTTCACGCATGCCGATGGCGGTGAAAGTCTGATATGTAGGCATTATATTTCCTTATAAGAATCGTTCAAAAGCGGCTGCGGCATCACTAACCCTTCCGGTTTGCTTAGCTCTAGCCTTCAGTTTTTTAAAGTCCTCAGCATTACTATCTCTTGGGTTTGATACTCCAGGCTTCATCGCCTTTGGAGCTTCATTCACCTTCTTAGCAATAGCTGGTTGCGATGCTTTCAATTTATCGTACTGCATAGCTTTATATAGCGTTAATACAGCACGAGAATCAAATACATTCGCTAGTTCATCATCCGAGAATCCAGCCTGTTTACCGTAGCTGCGTATCTCTTTACGGATTGCATCACCCTTAACAGGATCAGCGTATTCAGGTAACGCACCGACTAACTTCTCAGCTTCCTGTGCAACCTTTGCACGTAACTGATTCTGTCTGTCATATTCCTGCTGTTGAGCTATATGCTCTCTTTCAGCACGAACCTGCGCTAACTGCTTTTCCCTCTGAGACATCTCTGCAACCTTTACAGCGTATCCAATAGGATCAGTCTCTTTCAGGTATTCCAGATTCTCTGTTTCTTGAGGCTGCATCAAGGCTTGCTCGATATACTGCAACCTCTCCGCATAAGTATCTCGGAGTTGCTTCGCTTCTTGAACTGCATGGCGTTCAGCTTCAACTGCCTTACGTTCTTCCGCTACAGCTTGCGATTTCTTTGTATAATCAGTGCCAAGTTGATAGGACTTAATAAGCTCATCAAGGGTTACATCACGTTCTTCTCCCGCAGCTTTCACTCGGAATGTTTGATGTTCCTCTGGCTCATCAGCTTCTTCTTGTTCTACCTCAGATTCTTCCGATTCCTCGTATTCCTCTGATTCGGCATCGCTATCGTTGGATTCTGTGCGCTGTTCAGGTTGTCCTTGTTCGGAGCCGTCATCAGTACCCATTAATCCCAAAATAGCGTTAGCTGCACCATTTACATCTAACTGCGCACTTCCCTCTGGAGTGGTGCTTTCAGTATCGCTCATGTTTTCATTTCCATAATTATATAGGGAACCGCCCTATACGGACTACAAAATCTTCCATCTTTTTGCGTCAATGAGCTTCTGGTTAGTAAGCCCTTGAATATAACCTTCTATATCCTCTAAAACTCGGAGTCGTAAATACGCTTGCTCACGTAGTTCCATGTCGCTGTAATCTGTACTTCTAAACTTCTGTATCTCTAATTCTTTTAGCTCATTCATTACCTCAATGAATCGCTCATCTTGAAGTATTCGAGCTGCCCAATCTGCTTTACTCATTAATTAGCACCAGCATAGTATTGGTTATATAAATTCTGGTAATCAGCTTCTTTTAATCCACGAGATTGACCAGCAGGCGTAATTTTCTTTAAATAATCAAGTTTTTTACTTTGAACCCATGCGTCAGCAGCAGCATCTCCTACGGTATAACGTCCACCAATAGTCATAGGCATCGCCCCACCACGAGTTTGCCCACCCTCAAAACGCATTGCAGGTACAAAAGTACGAGCTGTAGGCGTTGGTGGCGGCTGATACACAGGTTTCTCTACCTGTTGTGCCTGATAACGTGGATCACCCATAAAATTAGGCATAGGTCTGCTACGCATAAAATTTAAGAATGAATTAATCTGTTGCTGAGAAAACTGCGGCATCTGCTGCTGTTGATATTGCTGTGGCATTTGCTGCGGCATTTGTTGCTGCTGATACTGCATAGGCTGACGATTAGCCCACTGCGAGTTCTGATACGTCTGCTGCCAGTTAGCTGCTGGATTCTGATATTGCTGTTGTGGCATCTGTTGCTGCTGTTGTGGCATCTGCGGCATCTGCGGCATTTGTGGGTTATAAGCCATTACACTAGTCCTCCAAGTTCCTTAATCGCTTTTAAGACGATCTCAGCTTGCTTCTGACGCATTTGCTCGTCTGCCATATCCATCGTTAGGATTGCCTGTAACTGCTGAACAGCTAACTGTGCTTCTTTAATCTTGATGTCAGCCTGTTGCTGCTGATTCTTCATAGCCATCTCTAAGCCCTTTTGGGTATATTGAGCCTCTAGTTCCTGCTGCTTTAACTTTAGCTTCTCCGAGTCAATCTGCGACTTCGCAGCGATCTTCTCTCGTTCAACGTTCGCAAGCATCTGAGCTACTTCAGCCTGAGCATCTGGTGAAGGTGGCTGTGGTTGCGCTAACGCTGCGTCCTGCTCTGGAGTTATCTCGTTAATAAAAGCATTGGCATCTTTAAACCCTGCTGACTCAATAAACTTTGCTAACGTGGTGCGATATTGACCTACCGATACTAGCGGATTAGATGGCCCGAACTGCTGCAATATCTGCTCTTGTTTAGCCAGAATCATCTGTAACATTGCTAACTTCTGATCTCTGTCACCCGAACCTAAACCTACGTTAATGCTAATGTCGTATTCATTCGCCCATGTTCTAGGATCGTACTGAACGTACTTACCACGCATACGGATAATCTTAGCCTTGTCCTGATACTTGCCCAATAGATGAAAGATAGCTCTGAATAACGACTTAACGCCAGTATCAGCAAAGATACGAGCGATCAACTCTAGCTTACCGCTATTAGACTTCATCATAGCCGCTACAGCAGTTGCTGTGACGTTAGACAATATATCTGGATCTAAACCTGAATTAGCGTCTGACACGCCTGTACGCTTGGCTGCAACGCCGTCAAGGTATTCAAACATTGGGAACGCCTGACCTGTAACGCTAGGCACTTGTAACGGTATCAGAGCATTAGGGTTCTTTACTCGGATAATGCCACCAGGCGTAGCGTTAAGCATATCGTCAAGATTAACCTGACCGTCAACCACACCAACACGAGCGTTGTTCGTTAGATACAAGTTATCCAAAGTCTGACGCATTAACGTGGACTTAATTAACTGAATATCCATAGTTCTGTCAGCCAATGACTGACCAAAAAACTTGTGCGGGATTGGGATCGGACACAACGAATGGAACGGAATTATGTCAGTCTCATCGTCATACAGAATCTCGTTACCGCAGTAAACGATTCTGCGTAACTCAGCAATACCATCCTCGTCCTCGTCAATACGTATAAAGCACTCGTATATCTCAACTACCTGCATCGAGAAATCCAAGCTAGGAGCTGAATCAGGCTGCTCACCTTGATCGAATCGTGCGATACGCTCAGGACTGTAAGTTAAATCATCATACGTTGGCAGACTGTCAACTACGTCTTTATCGTAACCCATAGCGATCAAGTCACTACGTGGCACTAAACGTCTGTGCGCTACGAACGGAGAATCATCAATAGTCTTAGCTGCCTTAGAGATCAAGAATTCTTCTGGTGGTACGTTCTCAATGCGTACATTACCTGACTTCTTAACCTTCTTAACCGTTACAGAATAAGACGGAGCCATAATCGGCATACCCATCTCGTCAACGCCAGCCTCTACCATCTCTACCTTCTGACGCACGACTTCCATCGACTCATCAGATAGCAATAAAGCAAGTTCTTCTTCTGTTAGGTTCTTGTACTTCTCTTTGACTACATCTTCTTTTGATTCCCAGTAAGACTTAACGATACCTGTCTTTTGTAGCAGTGCATCTTTAAACCAGTTATGCAGAATCAGCAGACCTTCGTTCTCACGATAGAACACCCAGTTACAGTATTCAGTAGCTTGTTTTGCGCTTTCTTCGTCATTAGGTGACTTAGGCTCAAAGTAAACTATGTCCTCTGTTGTCGTAAAGACACGTAGAAGCTGTGGTAATGCGCCATCAATAGCTTCAGCTACCTCGCCTGTTACGATCTGGCTACGACCTTCTACCTCGTTGCCGTAAGCCTCACGTAAGTAATACTGTAAGGCTCTAGTACGCTCGTCAATAGTCTCAGAGTCGATGTATCCGAGTGCGTTCTCGATCTCGTTCTCTAAAATACTTTTTACTTGTCCTGAATCCATAGCTAAACCCTATGCGGATATTTTGCTTATTATACAACCCATTTAGTATTTATTGGGATATTTGATGACCATGAATCGTCTGATTCGTCAAGTGTTATCGCTAAATACCTGAAACTATCTGATGCGTGAGATGCCCAATCATGTAATGGCTTCTCGTAATAGACATTCTGCTTCTCGTTGTACTCTCTACGGTAGTTACGTAAGGCATTAACACCTTGCTTAGTCTTATCCTTGTCAAACCAACAACGTGGTAGCAACCTACGCACTGCCTGTATGCCATCAGCAACAGATAGTCTAGGAGCTACGGTAATCTCTAGTCCTGCTTCTTGGAGGACTTCTTGTCTGCTACGTCCTGTCCCCAGTTCACGCACCGCAACGTCATGTGGTAAGTACTGGTCGAAACGCTCATATCTATTTTCTTTGAGCCAATTGACATACCAATCAAGCCCGACCCCGTGGTTTTCCACGAAATCAAGCAGCCTGACTTCTTTGCCAACCAATTGAGCCACCCACAAGCAAGTAGAGTCACCCATACCCAAATCCCAAGCCACATAAGACTTGCAAAGATCGTCACGGTCAATAGTGGTGATACGACCTTTTGCTTCAAGATCGTTGATAATCTGCCCATAGTAAGCCCCTTCTACGGCACTATTAAAGTTACACTCAAACTCTTGTTGGTACTTGTCCTCGCCCATCTCAGCACGAGCATCGTTTAATTCTTTCTCGTTAAGGACACCTGTCTGGCTTGCTTTGAACTCCAGTAAAGCCCAACCTTCTGTTTCCTCAGCTCGATCTCTAAAGTCTGCAAAGTGGTTACGACCTTTAGGCGTACCAATAAACAAGCACCAACCTAGCCTATCCGCTAGAGCTGGTCTGATGACTTCGTTCCAGATTTTCGGGTTTTGATCCCCAATCTCGTCAAGCACCACCCCATCGAAATACTGACCACGTAAAGAATCGGAGTTATCGCTACCGTAAAGGCTAATGCGCCTACCCCAAAAATCCACCCTAAGCTCTGATATGTTCGCAGTAGCACCCAGTGGACGAGTAAATTCAAGTAGATAATCCCAAGCAACACGCTTCGATTGAGCGTAAGTAGGAGCAATATAAGCAAATCGTGGATTAGGTTTATCGCACTCAATTGCAGCCTTTATGAGTTGATTGATGGCACTAACAGTTTTCCCAAATCTTCTATGGGCAACTACGACTGTAAACCTGTTGTTGTCAACCGCATCGTGAATTTTTAGCTGTAACTCACGAGGCTTGTACGGAATGACTATTTCTTTCATGCAAACATCTTTTGTTGTTCAGGATTAATTACAGGATCAAATAAGTTTTGTTGCTTTTGTGCATTTCTTATGCGATCACAGGCTATTTCAAAGTATTTTGGATCACGCTCAATACCAATAAACTTACGCCCCATTTGTACAGCAGCCACGCCTGTTGTCCCGCTTCCCATGAACGGATCAAGAATAAACTCAGGATTTCCGGCTTGCTCAATACACCAAATCATTAGTGACAATGGCTTTTGAGTTGGATGATTTTTACCTTCCATTGCTAACTGACCATGAGAATAATCAAAAGCATTTATAGGTTTATCAAAGTTTGTCCAAGCTAACTCGCAAACGCTACTTGAGAAATTCCTAATCATCTTATTCCAAACAAGCCAACATCTATTTACAGGCAATGGGAAAAAGTTTCCTCCCCAAATAATTACTTTTTCAGCCAAATCTGGGAAAGTTAAAACAATCTCAGGAGCTTCCTTGTCCCACGAAAACCCGCCTTTCTCATCATAAAGCCCAGACCATTTGCCACTAGCTTTAGATAACAATTCACCCATTCCATAAGGAGGATCAGTAATAATGGAATCCACCTTTGGTAGCGTAGGAAGTATATCCACGCAATCGCCAAGATATAGGGTAGCGTCCCCAATAGTGACTATTTCTGCCATGTCACGCTATGCTCTACTGCGCCACCGTCTGCACCTGTGATCTCTGACCTAGCCAGTTTAGGTACGTGGTACTCACACAGCTTATTCATTAGGTCTAAAGCCTTGTAAGGATCGTCCTTAGCTACCTGCTCTAGCCAACCATCCATCTTATCTACGTTGCGTTCTAGTAGCTTTGCAATAGCTTCCTTAACGATAGATGTTGACTTATTGACCGCACCTTTAGGTCTGCCCTTACCCATATTAGTAAGGTTTGCGATTCGTGCATCTTCCTCTATTTTACTGGTGTAATCTGTTTCCATTTTTGCATTACCTTTCAGGTGTCATGCTTACTTACTAGGGTTATATCCAAACTCTTGTATTGAATCTGCGTTAGTCCACAAATCCTTTGCTTTTACTTTTTTGCTAATAATTTTGTACTTGCCATTTAAAACAGACTCTCCATGCTGTTTTGCATAGTCTTTAGTTAATGTTACCCAATCACCTGCATTTATAGTGCTTATTCCTTTAACTGGCTCATCTGGAAGTTGTCTTAATCTTTCACGTTCTTCGTAAGCAGAGTCATACCATTTACTTCCATCATTAGTATTAGCGTCTTTTGGTAATGTTTTACGCTTCATGTAAGCAGACATTTCTTTTTCAATTTTTGCTAACTTTTCTGAATTTGATAACTCTTTTGGAACGGCACGGTACATAGTTACCATTGCATTAGGATTTCCTTTTACACTATTTGCAATTGCAAAAGCCTGTTGATCTGCTTTATCAAACCCTGTACCGTAATATTGAACTGCTTTAGGAGAGTAAACATCAGCAGGATACATTTGCCCACCACCAGTTAAATCATGCAATGGCGCACCAAAATGAGGGCCAGGAGCTTCATGTGTGCTTCTGTAAGATAAATCTGGAGCAGCCTCTATCAATCCTGAAACTGGTTTAACTGGCTTTATATCTCTAGAAATTCCACTTCTTAATGCACCTTTAGGAGCAGTTCCTACAGCACCGCCACCCATCATATTCATACCTACATTAACAGCTTCTTCTGGCGGTAAATCATATCCTTGAGCTGCTGTGTATGGAGCTGCTAATGCTTTTGCTGCATCGTAAACAAACTGTGGAGCAATAAGACCAGTTTTTGCGCTATAACGTGGAAGCAAGCTCAAACGATCCTCTCGTGGTGCAATACCAAAAGATTCGTAAGTCTGACGCTCTAATGGAGATAGTAAACCTTGTGGTTTAGCCATATATTTCCTCGTACTTGTCAGGACGGTTAGTCCGTATCCATTCTCTAGGTTCCTCGTGACATTTTGCGTAGTCCATTCCTACTGTCTGCGATCCTGCGTGATGAACATAAGCTGTGCTTACAAAATGACTGAACCCTGCTTTAGATAGATCATCACAAATAATGTTGTCTGAATACCAATTAGTGCTAGGGAATCTTGCTACGTCAAACGCCTGTTTACTGATGTAAGCGAAAATGGGCGCAATAACCCCTACTTCTTTGATGTGATCTTCTGATGCCCATTTTAACCCAGACTTAGAATCATTAGTAATACTACAACGAATATTTTGATCCCAAAGTACATAGTCACTTCTTGCTCCTACGAAACCTAGTTTGTCGGTGTGATTCTTTAGTAGCTCAATATCTGACTGTAGATTCTCATAAGTTGTCGGAGTTATAACAACATCATCATTGGCTATGATAATCTCGTCATACCCATCGTAGAACGCTTTAGCCATAGCTTCGTTATACGCATCGCCAAAGTTTGTAGATACGTTGTATATCCACGTGTGTACAAGTGCAGCATCCTCAACATTTTTACTTGATAGATATACAGGTATGTTCGAACAATAGGCTTTTAGGCTACTTAGTAGCACGTTTAACCCAATGTTTCCTGTGGAACAAATGACTATAGCTTGCATAATTATTAAGAATCCAATACGCCAGGTATGTGCATCACCCTGTATTTTGCTTCAATCTTTTTGTTAGGATATTTCATTAGCTGCTCAACAACTCGCCAATCGTGACCATATCCATCAGTCCAAACAATACCAAGACTTTTTTTGTGAGCAATACAAGATGTGCCAATACAGCCTAACTTTAACTCTACAGTGCGCCTAACAACGTCAATATGATCGTCCCACCATAACCAATCAGTATCTAAGTTGCTAACTATAGAATCTAAATGACCATCCCCAAAAATATCATCAGAATCCAAGTACGCAATGTAGTCATAAGAAGCCGCAGCTATTCCTGC